TATCCATTCAATTGGCGCAAGCTAGAACAAAACGTAGAACGCTTGTGCAATAAAATGGAAGAGGGTAGATTGGATCTGATGTTTTGTAGTGTGCTTACAATATACAATGTATTGAATATAAGAAACTTAATTGATTGGATACATCAACACAATATAGATACTGTTCATCCTATACATTTTAACTGCATAGTAGATCCGCATCCTGCTGACAGTTGTTTAGATGTAAAATGGGCTAGCAAAGAACTGTTGGACATAGCATATAAAAATATACAAGTTGCACTGGAAGAATCTAGTAAACATACAGTTATGCATATAACAAGATTGAGAGACTACTTAAAATGGTGTTTGGAAGCTGAACATGACCCAGAATATCTCAATCAGCGTAGACAAAGACTGCTAATGGATACTACAACATTTGATAAAATACGCAACCAAAGCTATGAAAATATTTTAAATCCACCAGTAGTAGATTTTATCAAGAGTATTTGATTTCATTTTGATAGGCACGATTTTTAGCACAGGTTCTAATACAACGACTTATGTGTAGATTGTGTTGAGGATCCCAACTGTCTTTGAGTGTTTGTTTATAGTATTCTGTGTTTAGTATTTGTTCTATTGTATGTGTGTTAAGATCGTTCCAATCTGTGGGATATATAGAATATTTGTCATTGATTGCTTCTTTATTTTTAAAAGCACTATCATATAAAAAACAACAGGGCCATAGTGTACTGTCTGCTCCAATATAAATTTCATTGCCGTGATAATATTTGCAGTCAATTGTATTGACTATTTGCTGTGTTTGTTCTTGACTTTTGTTTTTGTCTTGTATAAACTCGTCAAGTTTTTTTACCACCGCTACTTTACTGTGTTGTTTAGCACCAGTTGTGGTAATAACTTGTTTTACTTTATTATTCTTTTTGCCAACTTGTGCAACCCAATCATAAAAGCTATTACGCATTCCTGTTCTAGTAGCAAACTTAAAACCTAATTGTTCTGCTAACTGTTTTGCTTCTTGAATCTCATGCTCGTTGTGATCAAAAACAATATAAATCCATGTGGCTTTACCGCCTGCATTACTGTATGCTTGCATATTGCGTTTGATAATTTTATAATTTGTATTGACTCTATAAACGTAATTTGTTTCTGTGCCGTCGATGCAAAAGTGTACATCGATACCTAGTGTGCCTAGTTCTCTCCACCAGTCAGCACTGTTGCGTCCTCCGTTTGTACTATACTGAACTTTAGCGCCATTGTCAACCAAATACTTTGTAATCGCCATACATTCAGGATTTACAATAGGATCACCTAGCACACCACAAAACTTAAATTTTATACCCTTAGGGTCAGGAAACCATGTTTGTATTTGCTCTAGTGTAAGATTAGTAGGCTTAACCAAATCTATATTTTGGGTTCTTGCACAGCCAGGACAAGCCGCATTACAATCACTGCTTATCTCTAGTTCAACTCTTTCAATCATTGAAACTGTGCTCCAAACGGATCAAACTCTGTGCCACACTTCATACTGCACACGCCCAGCTTGCCGTTTTTTACACCTTGTATACTCCAGCTTGATTCAATATCTTTTAATAGACTGCCATTGATTACAGTTTCGAGATCATGTTCAATTACATTAATACCTTCTTTGCCTCCAGCTCTGTCAATGAAGTCCCATACTTGTTCTACTCTATAGTCCTGGTGCCACCATTTATACATGCGTCCTGCTGTCCAACAACAAGGCATTAACAATCCTTCCGCTGTAATAAAAATATTACGTTGTTCAGCTACTTTGCATTTAATACTACAATTGTCATAGTATTCACGCATTGAACCATATGTTTTTTCTATTTCATTTTGTTTTTGTAGTGCAAGATTTTGATTACTTGATTGTTTTGGTTTTTCTATTAGTTGAGTTTCAGCACCTTTACGATTTTTAGCCTGATGTGCATCTTTTTGTACTTGTCCACTTGCTACAATAAACCTGCCGCTTTTCTTTTTTATAAATTTTTCACAACCCCACTGGTTAGCAAGTGCTTCTGCTTCTTCTACTTGATGTTCGTTATGCTGAAATATTAGGTAGTCCCAACGAGCCCTACCTCCAGCATTTATAAATGCTCGCATGTTGCGTTCTACATTATCCCAAACAACATTTTGTCTATACAGATGATTGGTGTCACGCAATCCATCTACACTAAAAATAACTGAACCTCTGCGTCCTATTATTTGTGCTAGACTTTCCCACCAGTCTGTACTTTTAGCACCTGCATTAGTATTCATGCTTAACCACATATCACTATTATGCTGTCTAAAATAATCAAATACTTCTAGTGTATCTTTAGCTACTATAGGATCACCCAAGTTGCCACACATATACATTGTATCGAGTTGTTTTATAAAGCTGGGTGTAAAGATACGTTGACAGTCGTGTAAACTTAGTTCAGCATTTGTAATGTGCTGATTGTCTGCGCCGCCGTTTTGATTTCTATCACACATAGGACAAGCGGCTTGGCACTTTTGCGTAATTTCCAAGTGTACTTGTTTTATTTCATTGTAATTGTACATAGTTAAACTTTTGTATTTTACTCATCAAATTAATTTGAGTCATATAATACTTTTCGCTAAAGTCAAACGCCCAACTCTCACCTGGTATTGTATCCATCCAAGTATAACTGTCAGGGTCTAGCTGTTTTATTTCTTTGCTTTCAGTTAACACTATATTATGCAAAGTAACATCAGTATTCATAAAATAACCATCCTCTGCGATTTGCTTGCTATATGCAAAACTCTGTGCCCAACTGTAATTGACTGCGTATAATATATCACATAGTATATTTTTATTTACTAGTTTAAAATAGTTTGCATCTTTGAGTAAGTCTTCTATTGTAATAATCTTGCCAAGATTTTCCATTACAATCTCTGTACCTTGTTCATTGATGCTGTATACTTTAACAAGGTGTGGATTAAGTTTGCACAATGATTGATAATGTTTTAGCCAAGTGTTGGGATTTGTAATTACCAATGATTTAAATTGTTTGATAATACTGGATTGGTTTAATTGAATTTTACTTTTGAATGTCTCCAATTATACTAGTCTTCCGCCAAATCCCCATTTACGTTCTCTACAAAACCAACAGTCGTTGCAGTGTTCTTCAAATGTATAAACATTATCTTCTTCACAGCTTCTGGTCAATGGAAATATATCTTCTAGTACACCCAATGTAATATAGTGTTCAGCAACACCTTTTTTATCCACATTAAAAAGTGGTCGAGTAGTATTATCTTTCTTTATTTTGGTTTTAGTTCTGTCCAAATCTTTTACACCATAACTACCCGGAGTCGCATGATCTCCATCAAAAAGTTCGGGTGCATCTTCTGGATCAGGGTTAGCAGTTAACCCAGCAAATCTCATTTGATATAAATGAGCTAAACTATCGAAATATTCTTCTTGGTCACTGATATAATTTTCAACAGTATCACTTCTAATCATTTTATACTGATGCTGTGCAAATTTAATACCTGTTAGTTCTTCAATTTTACGCAATACTTTATCAGCAAAGATTTGCTGAAAGGGTTTAGTTTGTGCAACTGCTGTAACAGGATGTATAGTAATGTCGGGTCTTTCTTCTGCAACATATTTTGCTAGCATATAAGCAACAATAGCACTGTCAGCACCGCCACTAATCTTAACACCTATATCTTTAACACTGTCTGGAAGATCAATTTCCCAATCGTCTTGTGAATTTTTGAATAACACTTACTTCTCCATTATTAATTTTATATATTTACCCGGTCCGACTTTACTTGGTAAATCACCATATTGTTCTACATACCATTCAATTACTGCTTGATACCACAATTGACTGTTGTGGTGTGCTTTTTTATTAAACTGTGCTATGTTGTTGTTTGATGCTTCCATAGTAGATAAAGCTCTTGCGGCTTCTGTTTGCATCTCACGTAATGATAACTTATCTATTATTTTTCTCCGATTAGCATAAATCTATTGTATAGCCAAGTTTCAATTTCTCCCTCATACAAAATTTCTTTCAGAGGATACTTAGCTTTTGCTTCATTTAAGCCATTTACACAGTTTACATGTTGTTCGTTGCTAAAGTAATCGTTTGTTTGTAAACATACTAACATACCGTCAGGTAAATTATGAAACCAATCTTCGTTCATATGCTCACAACTGGTGTTTATAACTATGTTTGGTTTTATATTTACATTTACCATGTTGTGTTGTTGGTTAGCAATTTGTACATTAAAACTCTTGTTCTCATCATATGTTATACTGCCACAGTCTTTCTCAACACTTTTAAACTGCCATTTGTTATGATATTGTTCATAATTAAAATCATCTGCAATCTCGATACACTGTTGATCTAATTCTAAATTATAATAATTTGTAACTTTAAAGTTGTTGAAAATATTTTTAGCTACAGTAGCATACCAACCTCCATAATGTGCAACTACACCTAAATATGTGTTTGGAAAAACTTCATTTAATTGTTCGACCATCCAACATTTACTTTTCATTTGTCCTCTACTAAAATGATCATTTAGATTAGCACTTTTTTGCCACTTTATACTCCAACTACTAATTTTTCTAATATAATCATCATCGACACAATGTGAAATATATCTCAAAACTTTTCGATGATTAACATATTCATATCCAGTATAGTGGCTTAATAGAATATTTAAAAACTCATCAGTTAAATCAATTCGACCTCTGTCAATTTCACTGCTTATTAGGTCTTTTATATTCCAAATGTTGCCATGTAACATTGCATTGTAAATTCTTGTATATATTTCAAGTTGTGGATGATTGATATAAGTCAAATATTCATCTATACCGTGCATCCAATGTAAATTTTCTTTATATTGTTTTCCTTCAATATGTGAACCTGTTTCATGAAGTTGCGTCATCAAATACCTCCTTTAGCCAATCAAAGTCGTTGATATTATTTAGAATATCTTTTTTATTTCTGTATTCGTATCCAAAATCAGCACCTTGTTTTGCTCCTAATATAGCATATTCACCAAACTGTTTATCTTTGCCTTTGGTTTGCCAAACTTTTAATCTGTACTCATTATCAGTATTATCTGAGTCAGGAATAGCTGAACTAGCTAGTTTTGTACATTCTCGAAAAGCACTACGCCATGCATTAAATGGATCCGTGTTAAACGCTGTAATATTACTTATCTGATATTTTGGTACAAAAGGACATCCTATTGTAGTTGTCATGTCTACACTCCAGTCCTGTGCTTCTAACATTGCTTTGCGTGGAAACAGTTTAGCGCCGCCATAGCCATATAATAAATCGTTAACTGGATTTTGACTACGCCATACATACACACATTCACTTTCATATACGCCGGGCCATTGTTCTTTGTTTGGGTTTGGTCTAAACTTAAAATTAAACTGTTCATCTATTATAGCATCAGCATCGATTACATAAAAGTTTTGTGTTTCGGCTATTTCAGCCGCGGCTTTGTGGGCATCGAATATGCCTTTAACACCTTGCACACGTTTAGCTAAGGGTGCAAATAATTTTAATAGTTCAAAGTTATCATCAGCATATGGCTCATGATAGCTAATCTGAACAACATCTAACATTCAGTTCTCCGTAAGTTTATTGTACATGATATCTATAATTTGTCAATCATTCATATATAAAAGGATCTTTTTTACGTAGTTCCTCTAAACGTTTTTTTATTCTTTGTTTTTCTTTATATCTATAATATGGGTATAGTAAAAAATATTTTATTCTGCCAAACATACTTCTACTCCGTACTGTGAACTCCAACGCTGTGCATCTTCTCTAGTATTTACTAGTGGTTCACCTTTGATGTTTAAGCTGGTGTTAAGCAACATGGGACAACCTGTTAGTTCATACCAACACTCTAACAGTTTTCTGAATCCTGTATTATCGTCTTTAGATACTGTCTGAACTCTGCTTGTGTCATCGTAGTGGACGATTGCTGGAAACGAAGTAGGATCTTTACACGTTGCTGTGTATTGCATATACGGACCTGTGAAGCCGTCGAAATAATCTGACGCATGTTCTTCAAGGATTGCTGGCGCAAATGGTCTAAATGACTCTCGTTGTTTAATGCTGTTAACAAGCGACTTGACATTATCTCCGCGGGGATCAGCAAGAATACTACGGTTGCCAAGAGCCCGAGGACCAAACTCAGCCCTACCAGCCGCAACGGCAGTAATTTTGTTGGTTTGTAGTTCGTGTATAACTTTTTCAACTGGATATTCTCCTTGTATATTGTGTCCCAAATATGGTCCGGGCCACTCTATGTGTTCGCTTTTGTGAGCAAGCACACAACCAATTGCACTGCCAGCATCACCTGGATTGGGCATGATCCATACGTTATCAAAATGTGTATGTGCAATTGGATTTGCAACACAGTTCAATACACAACCTCCGGTAAGTACCAGATTCTTTTTACGACCATTGGTCAAGTATGCTGTGTGTCTTATTAGTCCTAGAAATATTTCTTCGTATATACGCTGAGTCGCCGCGGCTATATCAGCATAATTTTGTACACTGTTTAGTAAAGGTTGCCAATTCATACAACCTCTGTGACAGTTGCGTAAAAATACAGTTTTACCGTCTTGCATTGTGGGCATCTTTAATATAAAATCATTTTTAATTAGATCATAATATGTGTTGGGATCACCTACAGCCGCCATACCCATTAATATATATTCATGTTCTTGTGGCTTTAAGCCTATACGCTGTGTCATACCACTGTACCATATGCCTATACTATTAGGATAACTTTGACTCCATAGTTTCTTTAATTGATTACCTTCACCTGTCCATATGCTAATTGTTTCCCATTCACCTATACTGTCTATGCACAGTATCACAGCATCATCAAACGGACTGGTAAAATAACCTCCGGCGGCATGACTGTGATGATGCGTTGTTGTGCGTACACGTGGTGGATTAGTATACAATTCACCAAGCACACTTCTTGGAGAAGGTTTTGTAAGTAAATTATACTGTCCAGCGTACAACTGTCTTGTTTTCTTTAACCAAGGTCTTTCATAAAAGAATATTTCATCAGGCTCACCATGGTACAATGCATCTATAAGTATACCACGATTAAGATGCTTGTCATTTTTTATTCTGCTGTAACGTTCGGCATGAGAGGCAAACATCAGTTGCTTGTTATCAAACACTGCTAAACTAGCATCATGTGCCATACCTGTCCAACCCCAACTTATCATAGTTCGCCTTTAGCTCTCATTTCAGCACGAATCTTTGTCGCACTTATAGCTTGAATATCTTTATCCAAGTCATGCTCAGTAAATGTGTATCCTACACCTCTGCCATAGCTGATGTCTACAATATTAGGAACACTTAAAACTTCATATTCAATACCACATTTATAACCATGTTCTTCCAACCCTGCTATGATATTTTTCTTTACTGTACGATAATCAAACGGGTTGTCTGTGTTTCCCATACCAGCATCTGCACCACATACATCTCGTATCATAATACAAACTTGTCCGTGTTCTGCTAGTATGCGTTTGAACAATTCAGTATGTCCATCATGCCAAGGTTGCCAACGTCCAAGCATTTGTGCAGTGGGTTTCTTCCAATCAAACATTATTTTTCTCCATCCAACGTTGTACTACTGGCATTAATTGTGCTGGTGTATCTGTAAACCATTTGCCTACATGATAATCGCAGTTTGGAGGATTTTCAAATATAGCATTTGTGTCGGCAAATCTACCTGCATTAATTGTATCCATCCAAACTGTATAGTCGGGTGCAAATTCTTTACGTGCTTGTTCGGTGGGGCACACAAAGTCAGCAACTGCAATTTTGCCAGCCATCTCTACTCCATCAGCCAAGTGTCGCATACGTTGTGCTTGTCTAATACGTCCATCAGGACTAAAGTCCCAATCGTCATATTTTTTTCTTATTGTATCAGCATTAATGTGTATACCGCCGATTAGTTCTGCAAATGGTTTTGCTAGTGTAGTTTTACCACTACCTGGCAGACCAAATATTAATATTTTCATTGTTTACATCCGTTATTAAATTATATTCTATGTTCAATCTTTTTAAATATCTCTCTAACCTAATTTGACTACCTTTCATTATTGCATCGATTGAATTATTTACAACTAATTTTTGTAGATAGTCTATTTGTGGTCTGGTCAATTGCATGTCATACTTATGTTGTATTTGATCACCTTGAGCAGTATCAAATACATCTGTTGACCATACTAAAAAATTAATGTCAGCACTGCAATATTCAAAATTATCCTTCTGTGAACGTATTAAATTATTAACCCAAGTACGTTTATAGAAACATAAATTTGGTGTTGATGATGACTCTACTAGTATATACTCGTACTGTTTAATTATATTATGAATTCGTAACCATGTCAAGAGCTCATAATAGTTCAAGTAGTTTCCATAAGCAATTGTGTAAACACCGTATTCATGTTCTTTGGGCAAACGTTCTAGCCATTCAGTTGTATTTGCAAGCACTAGTATTTTCATAGGTATTGATCCAACTCTTTGCGTACACGTTCACCTATTACACGATTTCCTTCTCGATTAAAGTGTCCAATAAAAGTATCACTTCCATCTCTACTAATTGCTGTATCGATTGGACCAAACACGTGATATTTTTCTTTTAAAAATATATCCATAGTACCTGTACCAACTCCCCAAGGATATGGAAACTGTAGTCGTGTGCCATTTTCAAATTTTAAATTGTGTTCTGGACCACAGTCAGCCCAAGGAAAGTAAAACAATTGTGTATCAGTTTGTTTACATCTCTCATCTATTAGAGTTGCACACGACTGAACTACGTTTGTATTGGTCATACTATCAAAAAGTTTCTTCTGATAGTCTGGATAATCATTAAAGTTGCCACCGAGGTTGGCTTTGTTGCCAGCATTTAAAAAATTAAAGTTTTTGCTGGTGCCTTTGCCTTGATACATATCAATGTTTTCAGCTTGTAAGTCATGTTCGTACCAAAAACATTCTTCAATAGTACCTGGTGTATTCCAAGTTAGTCTTGGTTCCCAAGTACATTGTACAACAATATAATCAAAATCTGCTAGCTGATTTGTTTGGTAGTAGTGTTCAACTACTGTGGCATGCTGTGCGATACCTCCGCCACTGATAGCATATACTGTGTAATGGTCTTGTGGATCCAAATGTTCAACCCAACCTCCATTAATGTCCAATCGTTCTCTGCCTAATCCATTGTCTTGTTTAACAGTAGTGCCATCACTTTGTAGTACTTCATTGTATTGTATATACTCAGGATCCCAACTGTAGGAACCTGCGGTGAAGCTACAACCACATACTAAAGCTGTTTTACGGTAGTTCATTTTTTATCATCTGTCCTAATACAGTATTGCCTTTGTGAGTAAAATGTAAATCCGGATTGTGCAAATCCAACTTGTAAAATAAATTCTCAGGATTTACATTTAGATATTTAATATATTTATATGGGTATTTAACTCCAGTTAAGCTAAAACTATATGTGGGCAAACTTGTTTGACTAGCTAATAAATCCAAATGACTTGCACTTGCACTGTTTAGATAATCCCAACTATCCCGTTCATTTAATGCTATAAACCAATCACTTATTCCTTTTTGCCAGTCAAATTTGAAATGTTCTTCCAGTTTGTTTTGTACATTATTCCAAGCATGAATATTGTTATTGAAATAATTATCAATTGTCCATTGGTATACACCATTACGTACAACTGTGTATTCCAACTGTCGTTGTATAACTATTCTTGGAGTGAATGTTTCCTGTATGAGTATTTTGCTATACTTGCTGAGATCAATGTGTTGTAAGCATTGACCATATGCCATTATACCTCCACCTGGATGACTGTAAACTTCGTATGGTTGATCAAGTTCGTCATACCAACAGTAGTCATTGTGTAGTGTTTCAGTTTTATTTTTGTATGAAAACCAGCCACTGCTGAAACTACAACCAACGATTAGAATCATGCATTAGCCTGTTTAACTAGTGTGCCCATGTTACCAAAATGGCACATTTTACTATTATCTATAACTCTTGGATCTCGTAGCACACGTAAAAAATCTTTGTGTTCTGGGTGTGTGGGTTTCCAAATAGCACGTTGTTCAAAATCTGACATGTGTCCCCATTGTAGTATCAAACTAAAAGTTGCTCTACAGGGTTTTGTATCACTCCACCATCTATCTTTTACCATTTGTATAAACTCTGGAATCTCTTTGTAGTTACAAGTTTGTACTACAAAGTTATGTGTAATACTCAAGTCTTGGTTGCCTGCTACGTGATTTTCAAAGTTACCCATCTGTGAATAAACATAATCAACATTGCTTACCAATTGATCCCAATGTCCGCCTAGTCTTGTTTCCTTTTCATATGTATCTTTTCTACCAGCATCAAAACTAAAAATCATGCTCTTGACATTGCGTTGAACTCTCTGTATACTATCCCAAGTTTTGGGCGTAAGCATAACTCCGTTGGTTTGAAAATGCAAGTAGGTATTTGGTCTATCAGTTAAGTCCATACCTTGTAAACGTTCTCTGAAAATTTTACTACCAAAAGGATCTCCGCCACCTGTAATCCAAAGGTCAAACCAATAATCTTTTGGTGCATTCATTATTTCTTCAAACAATTTATCAGTTAGGTGTTTTCTTTTGTTGTAAGCATTGCCTTTTGCATGTAGTATTTTTTCATTTCTACAACTTGGACAATATAAATTACAGCTTTCATCTGAACCAATTTGTATATCATGTGGTAGATATTCTGCTACTGTGCTTCGAGTACTAATAGCGTTTAGTTCATATTCAGTTAAGTTATGATATGCACCGTCTTTTGGGTTACCATTATTACGTCTCTTTGATATCTCATCTATAACAACAAGTTCATCGTTGTGTATTTTTGGACAGGTATTGTGTTTGCACATGGGCCAGTTTCTACCGTCCCACAATTGATTTCTTACCTCTTGTGCTTTAGGTCCGTTCCATATCTCTTCCATAGTTTGCACATTTAGGTCACCAATAACTACAGGCAACCAATACGGACAACACATAAACACTCCGCCATATGCACTTATTTCTGCTCTATTGAAAAAATGTCCGCAGTACCTACCATTTAAATTTTTAGCATCTGCTGTAAGTTGACTGTCATCTTGATTAAATCCTTTGGGCTTCCAACCTTTAGGTTTTCCAACTGGAACTATATCAGGTGAAGACTGCACTACATCTGCTACATAGTTCGATGTCACAGCGTTTGCCCTCCTTGAGTAATCCTTTGTATTTGTTGTAAAGATGATTGTTCCATACATCTACAGGACTTGTTTGCATGTCTACTCGACCAACAGGATTGCGTTTGCCAAAGTCCCATGGACACAAATACATTGTTCCGTCTATGTATATGAATGCTTCGTCTTCAACTTTCTTACAAGGCAAGTTTAAACTTTTGGTTTGGTCTTCCCAAGGGTGTTGATACAGTTCTGTAATTTTTGCACAACCTGGTCTAACATTATTCCAATAGTCTTTGAATGCTTCTTGTTCTGCTTTTGTATCTGGTAAGTTGATCATTCTTACTTCACAGTCGATCTCAGGATGATTGTCTACAAATCTAGTTACGTTTTCATATACTCTATCAAAACTAATACCTCTGGTTTCATCAAAAGTTTTTTTACTAAAACCATCTACACTAAAACGTATTATATCAACAAACGGAGCAATCTTTCGTTCTGTTTTCAGTGTCATGGGTTCACCATTACTGTTAAGTTCTACTTTAGCTGTAGGATCTTCTTTAATATATCTTGCTATGTCTGGCAGTCTTGTATCAACCAATGGCTCACCCAATCCAAATGGTCTGTACGTTATGCCCATGTCTCTGGTATCATCTATAATTTTATAGATTAAATCAAGTTCCATGTGTTCTTTTGGAACTAAATGATTTGGACAAAACCAACATGTTGCATTACAAAATGTTGTTGTTTCTATTTGGAGGTATTTAAACATATAAGTTTCTCAAACTGATCCTTGGGCAACGTAGTTAATCTAATAGCTGTGCTACTAAATTCTGGTGCTTTGCCATACAGTATCTTTTGAGAATCTAATCTACTGATTATATCTTCAGTTGGCTCAAACACAACATGATTAATCGTTGGCTCGCTATATATTTTACAATTACTAAAATATTTATGTGCAAACTCGATGCCTTCTCTGTTGCGTTCTAGGCTCTTTTCTACTATGTAATGATGTTTGTGCAAGTATTCTGCAAGTCTAAGTGTAATACTGCTTACACTCATTATTGGTCTTATCTTTGTGATTTCACTAATTGTATTTGCATGTCCTTGTAGTATGCCCAGTCTAGCACCTGCTAATCCCCAACTTTTACTATAACTAAATGCTAATAAACAATTTTCATAATTGCACAATTCAAAATAATCTTCTGTACAAAAATGTCTGTACGTATTATCAATTAGCACAGTCATGTTTGGATATGCTCCGCAAATATAATCCAAAAACTTTGCACTGTAGACTTTACCACTTGGATTATTAGGTGAACAAATATAAAATACATCTGGTCTGTGTTGTTCAATACTAGCAGTGATGTCATCTTCGTCTTCACTGCATTCAATTATATTATCTGTCAGATCTATAGCATTTGTTACACTGCCTCTGTAAGTGGGCGATATAGTTAAAAACTTTTTGGATTTATCTAGTGTTGCTTCAAATGTCAAGCGTATTGCTTCGTCACACCCACCTGTTATCAATATGTTGTCCATGGTAGTGTTGTAGTAATCTGCAAATATCTCATAGTATCTATAATAATCTTCATACTTCATTGAGCTGGATAAATCTAAGAAATGTTTGATTGCTTTTTGTATATGACCACACAATACTTCGTCTTGGTTTTCATTTCTATCCAAGTTAACATATCCTGATTCTATCTTCTCTACTCTAGCAAGCAATCCTGCCCAATGAGGTCTGTTTAGTTTTTTTATATCTTCTCTAATCATTAAACTGCACCTCTGCTTGTTCTTTTTCTTGTTCTGATCTATCATAGTAATATTTGTGTTCAATATCTCTACCATAGATCGGATAATAAAATATATCTTTGTCTTTGGGTATAATGTATTGCACTTTTTGTGCAAAAGGTGTATCTTCAAAACTCATACATTTTACAGTAATTTTTACTGGATCATAGTCTTTGATAAGATTTGTAACTTTTTGTATTACTTTATCTATAGTAAATTCTACATGAAAACTAAATTCTAAATACACATCCATGTCAAGTAGTTCTCTGTACTTCTTTTCACTGCCTGTTCCGTTTGTACTTATTCTAGGTTCAAACCCCATGTCCAAACATACTTGTACTAGATCTTTTATTTTTGGATTAAGTGTTGGCTCGCCTCCTGTAATATATACTCTGCGATTAGGCTTTGGAGGTACATGAGGGTCAAGCAGTGTTAGCCCATGTTTAAATTCTTCCACACTCATATGCGGACTTGAATTGTCATGCACACCACTTTGTAGTTTGCCTGTTTCATCATATACTGGACCTGGACAATATGCACAATCATAGTTACAGCGTAAGCCAATATGAAAATGTATTTCACTCATCATCATACTACCTCTGCCCATTGCAAGTATTTCGTCATCGTCTGTGGCTACAGGTAGTTCTTCTAATTGGTGTTCATCAAATTGATTGTGTTCATTGAAATAATCGTAAAGCTCTTTGGTTCGTGCTTTGGGCTGTAGTAGATCAGCATCACAAAAGCATGCTTTTAGTTTACACATTGTATTTTCTTTTAGTACTAACTTGTCCAAAGTTTTCCAATGCGGATCAAACTTTGATACATGTCTGATGTTAGCACACACACCACTACAAATTTCACCAACAGGATTAATGCTAAAGTTAGCTTTGTAAATTGGACAATACCAACCTCTAAAATCAATCTCACGCATTTTTAAATCTACCATGCTTATGCGTTTAAATTGTTTGTCTTGATTTATAAAATAAACTGGATTTTCAACATATACAGGTTTTGCTGAGCTGGTTGTTCCGTCTAGTCTTATTAGTATGCCAACGTCATTTGTACCAACCCATATGTCACCATTCATATATCTTGTGACCAGTTGTTCAGCAATTACGCCATCTTCATATCTGTTGATGTTTTTAGTAATGTTACTAATAGCATAACCATGTAACTTGTCATCTTTATATTCGCCAGCCACCGAATCGTCCACACCTAAACCGTTGCGTTTTCCATCAGTAAACTCTGCAACTGCATTGTCAAGTTCACCAGGACCGCTGTATCCGTTTCTCAGCATTTTTTTAGTTACTCTCATTGCAATTCGCTTCCTTGCCGAAAGAATTGATAATCCAAGTAACCATCAACAGGATTTAGTATAAAGTTATTCTTTTTAAAAATTAAGTCTACTTGATGTAGGTTTCCATATTCATAGTCCATGTTTACAATATCCCATAGACCGAAGTTTAGTGTATGTTCACATTCAAATATAATATGATGTAAATCTTTTAGTTGACTTTCTATTATAAGAATATCAAAGTTAGCCAATGTATTATTACCACCTTCTATTACTTGTAACTCATATCCGTCAACATCTATCTTACACAAACTATTACTTGGTGGTACTATTTTCAAACTATCCAGTTCAACAATATCAGACTTTATAGCGAAAGTTTTGCCTTCGTGTACACAACTTAAACTTGCTTGTGTTTGATTAGTTTTGCCAACTGCTACATTTATAAGTTCATAGCTATAGTTTTTATAGTTTTCATGTATAGCTTTGTTGTGATTTGTATCTGGTTCAATCAAAACATAATGTGCTTTAGGAAAACTATACTGTAACCACGGAGTTCCTGAATGTACTCCGATATCTAAACAATATTCAATGTGACACCCTGATTCTTTTAAAAATTGCAAACTATCTTTTATTCTTGGAATACGATGTCTATCCATACTGCTTCTCCCCGTCTTTGTATATCTCATACAAACTTAATGCTCCTGCATGAAACTGTTTTGGAGCAGGAGACCATACGCCTATAAAACTATTTGTGTGAGTATGAAAACTCAATGGACGTAAATCCCATATTCTCCACATTTGATCTTTTGCTAGTTCTATTTGATGCCAGTCCACACTGTCTTTATCTGTAGCGTCATTGTTACAACACATCTCCTCAGATATCAACAAGCCTCGATTGGGGTGTAGTCCATTTCGTATTGCTCCTAGTTTGTTCCATGCATCACTTGTATGTGTTGCATCATGGATTGCTAAATCCATCGGACCATATTTTTCTGTTAGACGTTTAATTACTTGTGGATCATAACAGTCTTGTTCTAGTTCTAAATGGATACCAGGAATTCTTTTTGCAATTTTTATGTCATCTATTTGTTGTTTCTCTAGTTCATTTTTTGCAATACTAAAACTAGATAAATTGTCAACACCTATTATTGTAGCTCTTGGAAATAACTTTTGTAAAAACTGTAAGTGTTCACCTTTACCAACTCCAAACTCTACAATAGTAAAATCATCTTGTTTATTGTAAATTGGGTTTGTACGTAACAAATGGCTAACTGCTAAATCATAAATTGCACAATAGCGTCTTGTCATTCTACGTTCTATACTTCTTGTATAATTACTAGCTTCGTCAAATGCTACACTGCTATATGTTTCAAACTGTACTGGATCACCTAGTATCCAATTGCTTTCATAGTCTGGAGTACCCAGCTGTTGAACTTGAGATCTACCATGGTACCTGCCACTTAAAAAGTGTCCTGTGTATGTTCTTATCCAATCACCATAGTGTGTTGTATCTCTTTTTCCGTACATAAAATTGTAAGGTTCTATATATCTAGTTTCAGTTACTATATTCTTTTCTGTATGTCTTGTAACTATTTCACCATTTTTGTCAGTGAATTTTTCTGTGCGTTCGCCCACAGCGTTTACAACTGTGCCGTCTTTTAGTGTTCTACAACCAACCCCGTCGATGTCAGCTTCATCAAGTCCACAAGGTTTGTCGTTGAGATACCATTGCCCTTCTCGTGGCTCTGCTATCATGCCATCAACTCGACCTATAAATTTTACACCTTTGTGGGCTGTTTCTAATATACCGTACCCACAAGGTTTGTTGTTGTGAAACTCTCCATAGTATCTAGCACCAGTGGGCCAAACATGTAGACCTAATCCTTGTTTCTTATTCAACAAGTATTGTCCTACATAAGTTTCACCATGCTCCCAAGTCTTTACAGCAATACCAGTTACAGTATTGTGATCAAACTCTCCAGCACACTTGCCAGTAAGTGGAACATTATAGTAACCTAGTCCGTGTTCAAAATAGGTATTGTGTTTGTCATGAGTATATTGTCCAACATAAGTTCTTTTTGGACTATAATAATCTCTCATGCAAATTCTTCCTTGCAATAATCGTAAAACTGTTGATCTCTTTGTACAGTTTGTAACAGTAAGTCTTGTGCAACTACGTCTAAGTCACTGTACTTGACATACTGTTCTTTTCGTTCACGCAACTGAACTACTGTATCGTGTTGATGTGTTACAGCATCATCTGGTGTTACATCATATGTTTTAGCTACTTTGTCGAACTTCTCTATATAATTATCCTCTATAAAAAGTATGTGGTCTAGCCGTTGAACGTTTTCAATAGCAGTACTGTATAGTTCATATTCTAATTCTCCGTCAATGTGTCTTCCATAATCTTCTCTCAAAGAAACTTGTGTACTAAACTGTTGATATTGTGCAAATGTAGGAGTTGGTAACATTCTATCACAATTTATAAGCCACGTAACAAAATCAATATTAGATGCATGATTGTGTACGTTAATCATTTCTAATCTAAAATAATTATACGCACTCATCATACGTTTTATTGGATCTCTTAGTATAGTAGCATACTTTACAGGATTTTGCAAGAGTTTATCCCATGCAAATGTAACACCGTGTCCAAATATTACACTGGGTGTTGCACGATCACACATGTTAACATGATAACTTTGCTGTGTGATACTTTGATAATTGTATATGATTTCACTAGGAATACGCTGATAAACAAAATTATCATTATGCTTGTATCTATCTACTAGAGTTGTACCTCCGTTTTTAAGTATATGAAATACTGCTAGCGTTTCCATTTTTCCTCGCATCTATTGTAAAAGTCAATATCAGCTTTTAGATCAAGCTCAACAAGATACTTTAAGTCGTCGTCTAAGTTGTAAAAGTTTACATATTCTAAATTATGTTTTTCTAAATCATGTTTTGTTTCGTTGGTTATGATCATTTCTTTCCATACTTGCATTTGTATGTCATACTTTACTAATAGGTTATCAAAGATATCAACAATATCTTCATGTTGAAAAAATACATGGTCAAAATTATTTACTACTCTATCCCAAGTTACATTCATATTCTGTTGTTCAACTTGTTGTTTGTGTTTTATACGGTCTTCTAATTTATTGTTGTCTACAGAACTTTTATCTGCTTCAACGTCCCAGGATAGTACACTATTGAGATACATATCATTCGAACGAAAAGGATCTGCTAGTGTTTTATCTTCAAACCAGCTTACATGATCAGCATGCTGATATAAAAAGTATTCGTACTGTTTGACTACAGACATAGGTCTAATAACATCTTTGTTTATGAACCAAAGATAGAAGTCAATGTCTGGACTATCTGGATTCATATAAAGGATTTGTGTTCTATAAAAGTTATACATGCTCATTATTCTGCTTACAGGATTGCGTAAACATGTGATGTATACACAGTTATTTTTGAGAACGTTTTCGTAATATCCAATTTTTACATTATGTCCAAATATCACTTTGGTTTTATTATTGACATTGTGATTTAAATCTGTTATTGCAAACGATTCGTTTTGATTGCTGTAGCGTTCTTTAAGCGTGGTTCCGCCAGTTTTAGGACAATGTGGGAAAACAATAACATTACTCATAGTATCTTCCTTTGTCTGTGTATATTTTTAATTTTCTTACGAGATCATAATCCATACTGTTAGCAAGTTGAAAGTCTCCACGTAGAGCTGTACCTAAATCACTACTAGTAAATCTTTGATTGACATTTAACTGCTGATGTGGCACAGAAAGATAATCACTTAATTTTTTACTTGTGCTGGTCAAATTAAATCTTTCAAGTGGTTTGGTCTGCTCCTTGGGGTGCAGTTCACCTGTTATTCTAGGCCAAACGATATAACTGCTTAACCAAACAAACTCGAACATTTTCTGTTTCAGCTCATCTGCTGTTCCAGTTGTGATTCTCAATGCTTTTGAATATATATTGTTGTCTTGAAATAATAATTCTTCAAATGTCAAACCATTGGTTTCACCTCCGCTGTCCAACAAATCTACTGTAGCTTCTACAGCTCTATCAAAAGGATCACGTAGTATAATAATATCAGGATTATCTGTTACTAATTCTAAATCGTATGCGTTTGCAATTTGTTCATGCCAACAGTTTGGTATGTGTAATAACTTTTTCATACTGCTACTGCCTCTTTAAACTTGCTTAGTATCAAATCTGTGTTACAAAAACATTCTGTTTTTTGACAAATGTAGGGATCTGTTCTCATTCTAAAGTGCTTCATATTATCTATTTTACCAAGCCACCTTATAGTACCGTTCTCATCTTTGCCCTCAGGCAAACATGCGGCTCCACTTATTAATCCTAGTTCGTTAACAAACAATCCGTCGATACCTGCATAGCAATTCCAGCCTTTAAACTTGTTTTGTTTTGCACTGTACAGTCCGTTTGTATCAAATATAGTTTCCTCTTTGTATCTACCATCCTTTAGTTTATAAATTGCAGTAGCATCAATAGGCATTGTATATTGTTCATAGTTTACATTAGGATTAGCACTTCTGCGTTTAAAACTTTGTTTTTCATCTATCTGTGCTTGTTGTTGTTTTGTATAGACGTGCGGGCGTTCTTTTTCTGTAAGCCAATCTGCAACAATAGGAACCTTCTCAACAAAAAATTGTCCCATGTAAGGTTCTGTTTTTAGTATGTTAAAAAATTCTATACACTTGTCAAAGTATACCTGTTGTGGGTGCATCATAATACGCACACCCAATAGCGTATGAGGCCAAAGTGTATCAATTACATTTACACAATGTCTTAGGTTTGTTTTTTCACTGTGGAAACTAAAACTTACCCAACGAAAACTTTCCTTGTGCTTTTCCCAAAACTTAAGACTTTTACTTCCGTTTGTTGTTAGACCAACTTGTACTTTCTCTTCTACTAGCCAAGTTAAAAAGTCATCAAACACAGGCAATGCTGTAGGCTCTCCGCCTGTAAAACTTATTACTAGTTCTTCATCTTCGTTGAGATAACTTTTTACTCGTGTTACAAAGTTTTTGTAAGTGTCTAAATCAAAAGCAGGACTACTGCCTTCGTAGTTATAAGGGTGACAGTATGCACAGCTGAAGTTACACTTGTTGGTCAAGTTCCAATTGATATGAAAGTACTTGTTGTACTTTTGTTTAATTTCAACAAGCTCTGCACTATCTGATAACATAATTTTTTACCGTATCGTATTCTGGTTCAGGAACAATATCAAAACTTCCGACCTTTAACATGCCCCAAGTAAGCATGTCATATTTGTTTCTAGTGTCGGTCTTTTTAATTTTATAACCACCCCAATAGCTGTTCAGACTATAGTCTAGATGTTCTAATGCGTCTTCGTGTGTTCTTGGATCACCACACCAAAACAGTAGTTCTCCATTGTAACAAACTTGTTGCTCTACCAAATCAAAACTGTTACTGGTCATCTTTATTGCATTGTGTTCATCGTCATCATACAGTTCTATCATTATGTTGTCGTAGTCATATCCTATTTGTGTTGGGTACAAAAATATTTCTCCAGGGTTACGCTCCATACTAAATCTATCAACCCATTCGTCATCTAATAGATGAAAGTCATTGTGAAACTTTAAACCAAAGTTCTGTAAATTTGTTTCTTGTGTAATACTAGTAGTAACATCTCGCATTACTTTTATCATGTGAAATATCTCTACTAACTTGTTAATATGTGTAATTAAATTCTGATCGTTCAACACTCTATAAATTAAAATTACTTGTGTTTGCATAGGATTGAGAATATCTTGATGTACAACCAATCCAAACTTATGATCAATAGTTTTTTTATCCATGCTATACCACTCTTTGAGAGGGTTAAACTTGTGTAACTTGTTGTCTATTTTACAAAAAGCATTGCCACTGCTCATTACAATATTTCCAAGTATCTCACTCAGTGGTATATTTTCTGTTTTGTATGCATCAGCAATATTGTTCCATTCATTGATTTTTTTATCTAATGTTTCTGTAATTTTATACAACCTGTTTAGTGCATCATGTTTGTGAAATACATTCCAATGTATTACATCAGGTGGATTCATCAATCCAAGATGAAACCAATCTGCAAATATATCACATTTTAGCGTTTTTGATTGTCCGAGATCATTTTGTAGTGTAACGTCAAACTTCATACTTACCCCATATCTCATATAGTTCTGTAAAATCTTGTTTGAAATCAGTTTTACGCATCTGATCAATTGTTCTTATATACTGATTGAGTGCGGGCCATTTATCACTGTGATCTTCACTATTCATAAATGCTGTCATGGTTTTAAGTTCTTGTACTTTATTTTTGTTTGGATACTTTAGTGTAAAATCATCTATCTTTTGTGTTATAGTATCCTTCATTCCTTGTGGTAATACTTTAGCACACATATACTGTGGGAAATGCAATACTCCAGGATGAAACATTCCTTCATGGTCATGTATTCCAATTTTTTTATAGTTTTTATCAAACAAGAACTGTGCAAAGTCTGGCAAGTACCAAATGTTTAATGCACTTACTGTACACAATACTTTGCCTATAATGTTATCAGGTGCTTGTTCTACTTTGTCTAGTGTTTTGTGTACTGTGTTCCAATCAGTTGGATAACGTAGCCATTTGTTCATATCACCTATACCATCTATACTAAGCATAAGTTCAACAAATTTAAAGTTACTCCATAGTTCGATAATATCATCTGGCATTAGAGTACCGTTGGTATGATAGCGTAGTTCTATGTGTTCTGCATGTCCACTTTCAACACACAGTTTTAAAAAACGTTTGTGATTTTTAAGATAAAGCGGTTCGCCACCAGCAAATATAAAATGACGCATGTTAGGTAATAATGGTGCTATTTCTTCGTGCCAAAACTCATCATCAGCGGCCCAGTTATAATTATTCTTTTTATGGTCTTGCAGTTTCCATTCCCAATCATGTTTAACAACAGGATTATCTGCGTTTAGATCTTTTATCTTTTCTGCATCTCTTACCCATTTGCTTGAGTCAGTTGGTCTACACATCACACACTGTACGTTGCATGTATTGCCCAAACGTAAATCTAATGTTATAACATCTTGGTCTATACTTCCATCTTCTTTAGTACTAGCTATTAGATCATTGATATATTCTCTACCAAGTTTCTTTGCCCATAAATTATTCTCATTCATTCTATGACTGCGTATGCCTGCCGCTTCTTCTTTCCAACAATGCATACAGGCTTTAAGTGCTTTGCCTTCTAGCATTTCTTTTCTTGCATTTTTGAAATAGTAACTATTCCAAACTCCTTCTATTGTTGCATTGTTAAGATTAAGTCTCTTGTCATCAGTAGGCTGAGCTAGACAGCAAAGCAAGGCTGTGCCGTCTGTATAAGTTGCCATATGCATCCAAGGAAGTATGCAAAATTTCTTTCCGTAATCTTCTAAAAAATCTTGGCCCATTAACTCACCAATCCTCGTATTTGTTCATACAGTTGGTCATCAACGACACTAAAGTTAGTATTACGTTGTCTATCCCATGTTTCGGTCATCTTTACAAAATCTTGTAGTTGTTCCTCCCATGTATCTAACTGTGGTTGTTCTAGGTATCCAACGATACCGTCTACACTATTTTTAATCAACCAATTCTTCTCATATAGTATATTACACTGTTCTTTGAATTCGAGCAATCTATTTTTAGCATCCTGTCTCATTTCAAGAGGTAGATTTCTTATATCTAAATATGGAGGGTGTGTATTAATTAATATATCAACACCAATGCTTTTCCATTCAAGTTCTGGCTTGCCTGCATAAAATTCTTCACTTAAATCGTTTGCAAGATATAGTATTTCATGTATTCTATTTAGGTTGTAAATCTGTAGTACTGGACTTATATTACTAGAAACATTTGGTAAACTTAATATACTGCGATAGTTTCTCAGTATAATATCCCAATTCTTAGTACCACGTATAAATTCATTCACAACACCTACACCATCTAAACTAGCATTGATGTCTACACTTTCAAACTTGCTTATACTATCTAAAAACTTTTGATTTGCGTTTGTACAGTTTGTATTCATAAACACATTAATATGTTTACTGTGACCTTGTTCTGAGGCATAGTTCAAAAACTCCATGTTGTTTTGAATCATAGTAGGCTCGCCGCCTGTCATGTAAACTTTTCTCAGTTTAGGCATCCATTCGTATATGTCTTTCCAAAAGTCATCAGCATCAAACTTTTCTCTGTATTCCTTGCTGTTAATCCAGTCTGGGCGTTTTCCGTATGTCTTTTCTTGTATTCTAGTATAATCTTCTTCAACATCAGTGAGCTTGGCATCCTCTTTAGCAATAGTACTACTGTTAAAACTGTTGCACATTCTACAACTAAGATTACACAAATTACCCAAACGCAAGTCCAAGTAAAGTGGATCATGGTCTGGTAGTTCAAAGTCGTTATTATAGCTTGCTTCAATGCGTTCATGAATGGCTTCTTCGCCTATACGGCGTTCCCATTCCTCATTATGCATTTGACGAAAACTTTTTTTACCTACTTCTTCTTGCAGATAACAGTGTTTACAACTGCTAACTTGTTCACCTTGCATCATAGTCATGCGTATGTCACGCATGTCTTTGCCGTTCCATGCTTGCTTTAGTGTTGTACTGTTGATATCTAAAATTTTGCCATCGTCGCCACGTAGTACACTGGGTTTGGCAATACAACAAAAGTCAATACTACCACTAGTATTGACCATTAGGCTTAACCAAGGGTAAACACAAAATGTTTCTCCGTACATTTCATCAAAGTTAGCCAATAGTATCTACCACATTTTCTTCTTTGACCATAGCACCAAGCCTACTTGGATTTTTATAAACAGTCTTAAAGAATCGACTAGCAGTTTTATCTAAGTCACTTATTTCTAAATCTAACACACCTCTGATATCTTTACCAAGTTCAACAGTTTTAGCTTTAAGTTTATTCCAATCCCAAGTCATGCCTGTGTTTACACACATCTCGTTGCCACCTTCAAACTCTGGAAATAGTTCTGTTTTAAAGAAGTTTGTTAACCAATCAAAGTCACGCACATTTTTCCAATCCCAATCTTTGCGTTGGATATTGGTCATATGACAACCCAATCTTGCACCATATATAGCCCACAAGCCATTAACAGCATCTTCTCCTACACTCATCCAAACTAAAAGTCTGTCAAGATTACCTTTGTGTATATTTTTAAGATGCTTAGGGTCTACAACATCACCCCCATCTAGTCCCATCTTAACACCTTCACGGAAACCAGCTCTCCATGCTTGCAGTGGACTACCATTGTTCATTACATCACAGTACACATTGTTCATTTGTACATAACGCATATTCCAACAAAAGTCAACCTGTGCTCTTTTATCGCTTTCAGGTGCGGCTTCATGTGTACGCATTCTTTCAACTACATGCACGGGCCAACACTTGATACCACCATTACCGTATACCAAACCATTTACTTCATTTTTTCCTGCCCAACTGATAATATCATCTGCATCTATTGTGTCTAAGTCAATTATCTGACTAAAGAATTCAGGATCTACAATATTATCAGCATCTACTGTAATAAATCTGTCTGTTTCACAAAGTGCCGCCGCGGCTTTGTGTGCGGCATCACTGCCCCATACTCCATGACTGCGTTGTGCCCACGGACACTTTTCTAATAGGTCTGCATAATTCTGTTCTGCATTTGGTTCATCATAACTAATGTATACAATATCAAATTCTGTTATAGGTACTAGGTTAGGCATTGTTCAACTCCTGGGTTTCGTAGTCAAAGGTTATATTGTTATTTTCCTCTCTACATAAAAAACTACAATTTTCTAAAGAGTAGTTGGTTTTAAGATAATATTCTTTTTGGTAACCTATTTCTTCAATAGGCACCTGTACATATCCTAACAATTGGTTAGGATTATTTTTAGGTATGAGATACAGCGTCATATCATTGAAAATTTTACTTTCATGTGGATTTTCAAAATTACTCTTTAGATAATATTGGTCATCATCTTTTCTAATAACTGTAAATGTTGTAGTGATGTCTTGAGATTGTTCTTTTATAATTGCTTCGTTTCTGCGTTTGCTTAATCTACTAATAAAGTCTGCTTGTCCAAAGTGCGATTTACGTTTGACTCCGTAGTGTTTGAAAATCTTCTTAGTCATTACATGTACTTCGCCTAAGCCACATACATTGCGTAAACTGCTCATATCAAACAACAGATAGCCATTTACTATAAGTTCAACAGGATCAACTTCTATCGAATCGATTAGAAAATTTGGATCATTTTGTTTGATAAGAAATAATGTTATCTTATCATAACGACCTTCTTTTTCTGGATTAATTTTTACATCTCTAAACTTTCTGCGACCAGTCATTTTGTATAGTGTTTCTTGACTAAAGTTTACTTCCATTTTCCAACTGTTAACATAAAAAATAATATTAACATCATATGTCAAATTATTGTTGATTGGTATATGTGTGAGATAGTTTTCTGCTTCTCTAAGTCTGACAACATCTCCACGTTCTATTAGTTTATGACCTTCACTTAAATCAACTACGGCAAATTTCCTAGGGTCTTCAATACCCATTAGTACTTTTCGTGCATCATCAGAAGCTGTTCTCAGATACGGATGTTTAACAGACTCGTGTGGCTTGCTTGTAACGGTGATAACATCACCCGTTTCTTCATCAAAGTAAACACACCATTTGGTTTCTTTTTTATGTTCTGCTTTGTTTGTTAATAATGTTAGTTCTGTAGACATCGATAACTTCATCCGTTAAAAAATTTTCATCTGTATAGTGTATAATACCACTACTTATAATACTATTTTCTATCTGTACTTTACCGTTGTCGCTTACCCAGTAGTTTATCATTTCAGTCCAGTTGTCAGGTACTTCGTCATACCAAACACCTTGATTGTCACTGTGTATATCATAATGATTTCCTACAAAACATTGTACTTGTTCTTTCAAGTCACCGTAATGTGTAATTAAATTACACAATACATTTTTATTAAATGTATCAGGTTTCTTGTCTTGAAAGAAATTGTTGTATACACTACGCCAATCTTGCAGTATAGGATCAGCTAACTTAAACCATTCTTCAGCGGTTTGAGTACCGTGCTTCCAATAAATTAAATTGTTATAAAATTGGGGTAGTTCGTATGTTTCTTCAAACTCAAAACGCATTCTGGGGTCAGCTGGTAAGTTACGATATGAAAATGCATTCTTTGGAATACTCATTTCGTTTTTACTCAACAAGTTCCATAGGTCTTCAATCTTTACATTGTGCATCAATGTATCTGCATCTAAATATATATTTTCTTCAAACGGAGAACAATGATATAACTGCCATAAGTTCATTCCGTGAAAGCCATCTTTGTATGCAGTATTTCCGTATGGTAGTTCTACTATGTAATCTAACACATGATGATATTCTTTTGGTACTTCATCTACTTTGCCTTTATCAACTACCAAACAAACTTCAGCTTCAGGATCACAACCTTTAATACTAAGTGCAAGACCATAGCAATATTTTATTTTGTTAACTTCAGTATTAATACCTAGTGTTATAAATCCTTTAGACATTAGTTTCTCCGAACTCTTTCATCAAAAAATTCATTTGTCTATCCAACGAACGTTTGTTCATTACATGCAGATTATCATTTGTGTGTCTGATCAATGTGTTTTTCCACGGTTCTGCTCTGTTGTGTTTAAGAAATACAATATCATTTATATCATTGAATTTTACAATATCGTCTTTTTGATCTTGTGTTAATAGAGGTAACCCTAAAAAATCATGTACAAAATCGTCGTTGTTAAATCCATTGAACATATGTGCGGCTATGCTTACACAGTAATCTGTTCTGAATAAACTTTTCTCGAATTGATATAATAAACTATAGTATTCCCAATTATCTTTTACATGACTCCATATATCAAAAAATAATTTACTAGTTGGACTTTGATCAAAATATACTACAGTACTCCACCAATGGTTTATACCACCAGGATTCAATGTAATTTCATTCTGATATGGAGGTTGCCCTCCTAAATATTCTGCGTATCTATGCATACTAATATCTACATCAGTATCAAATATGTAATCGTAGAAATCGTTCATTACTAAAAAGTCTGTATCAATCAGTAATGTGCGTTCAAACGGTGTATATTCATTGATGAGGTGCTTGTTAGTATTACTGAACTGTGCATTAAATTCTGTCCAAGGACTATCAAAATGTACACGCATATTTTGTGCCGCTTGAAGTTCTTGGACTACAACATAATCAAATGTGCGATCAATTTCTTTTTGTCCAATGCTGGTTTTCATCCAGTCATAAGAACCTTCGTTCGTGATCAAACATGTCTGATTATTTTTCATATTCTTTTTAACATATTTGGCGGCTAGTGTTGCAAATTTTACATAATCTAACTGCTCGTTATTGTATGCAAACATACATATGCCGTTGCCGTCTTTTTTCATACTTGTATTACCAATCCATCAAGCTCTTGATATTTCTTGCTTTTTTAACTTTATCCAATTGAACTTTGTATTCATTTGTTGCTTCTGTATAAGCACCCAATAGATTTTCTAAGAAATCTTTAAGATCTTCAATATCGATTGGATTGTCTTTTGTGTCTAGTACAATTGCACTAGTTTTATCTGCATCAATGAGTGCTTTCACAAATGCAATTGTAGTGGGATTGGCGTGAAATACGCCTGTTTTGTACTGCACTGTTGATAAAACAGTCATACGTTGTCTAATTGTTCTCTTCTGATTGCCTAAAGTAATACGATAATTTGCAAACTCAAGTGCATTTTCGAGTCTCTCGTCCATGAGTTTCTCCTATAGTTATATGCTACTATAACTTATTTATGTATGGTTTGTCAAGTATTAATAATCATCAGGGCTAGTTAAATTATTAGTAATACTTACTGTGGGAGCTGGAGTTACGCTAAATGTAGCTCCGCCTTGTGTAATATTGTCTGGCATTAAGTAACTTAATGTAGGTGTTATACTACCATCAATCACGTTTGCATGTGCTGAATCATCTAAGATAAACTTTAACATGACACTTGCTCCGCCATCTGCATATTTTCCATAAATTTTAAATCTTAAGTTTTGATATGTACTGTAAGCACTGTAGGCACTTACGTAAATTGTATTACTTTGTGTGCCGCCGATTATGGCCCAATCACCCCATTGTGCAAACGTTCCTGGACCAGTAATATAACCATATGCTGAACCACTTGTTCCACTGTCGCCAACTGTTCTGCTTAGTGTAACGCCATTTGAAGTAAACAGTAAGCCTTCGTTTGTGGCTCCAGCATCACTGCCATCACCATAATACTGTGTTAGATTATAAAAACCTTTTGCTTGACTTGTTCCAGATGTGGTTGCATTACTTTGTGTAAAGTTGTTCCATAATAGATTCATTACACCCATTTCATTGATCACATCACTCCAGTTATAATAACCTGCTGTACTACCACCACTCATTGCAAGAGCTAGTCTTACTTGTCCGCCAGCATTAAAAAAGTATCTTGCTTTGTTGTAGCTTCCCCAAGTCCATTTGTGTTCACCAACTAGTTGTCCGTTCCATGTTGAACTACGTGTATAAGGGCCACCACTGGTAGGTGTTGCATTTAATGCACTAGCATTAGCCGCATCCATTGTTGCGTGTGCGTCATTCGCTATAATTGTATTGGTAAATTTATCTTCTACTACGTTTAGGTCTTCTGCTCTCACAAGTGTAGCCGCAGTTACATTAGATCTATTTGTAGGTACTACAAAAACTAAATTACTGTCAGTAACATTAATATGATCTACACTAACATTCGCTCTTTCAACTAAGTCTTGCAATCTTACGGCTGTTATACTTGTACCTGCTGTTAAAGCATCTGCTACATTTGTTGCTCCCCAACCAAATTTGTGTGTGTCGATTCTTGACGCATCTGTTACAGCGGCTGTACTATAATTGTCTCCAAAAACTTTGTTGACAGTTGTTGCTACAGTATTGTAATGAGATGCTTCAGCTAATTGGTTTGCACTAACAGCCATTTATTTTGCTCCTACCACTACTTCAATTAAACTAACTTCTTCAGTTGTTTTTGTTTCCATTGCCCTACCAATAATATTTCTATAGTCGGCAAGTTCTGTAGGATTGGCTATTCTTGCGGTGCCTGGTATACTACTAGTAACTAGTCTATCACCTTTGTGTATAGTTCCAACTACTTTACATGGTACTCGACCTGATAATGCTACAAACGGATGTGTAGCATCTGTACCTGCCCCTGCGTTCATTTCAAATCCTGGTGCAGTACTGATAATTCCAAATACATTTATATCTGCTTCTTCAGTTGTTTGCGTAATTTCAGCATCACCTCTATCTATTCTAACAACTGTACCTGGGTCATACTCTTGGTCTGCGGCATAACGCTCTGCCAAGTCAGCATATTCTGCACTGGTTGCTGTACCTCTAAACTTGTAGTTTGCTGTGCTATTCATTTGGATGCCTGCTTGAATAGTTGCAAATTGTGTAGTTAAGGCAGTTGTTCCATCTTCTAAAAATTCTGTTGCATGAGGTGTCCAAACTGTAGTATCATCTGTTGTGATTGAAACAATGTTGTTGTCAACAATTAATTCAATTGTTTTGTGATAAACACCTGCTGTATCTTGTCTATTCCTATACTCTATTCTAGTTGTGCCAGCTGGTGCACCCATTGTGTACCATTGACCATTGTCATAAAGTTTTAAAACACTGTTCGCAGTGTCGTACCAAAGTTGACCTTCAGTTGGATTAGTTGGAGCACTTGCATTAGCAAAATTTTCTAACATGTGTAGTAAATCTTCGTTTAACAGTTCACCAAAGTTAGTATAATTTTTTCCAATTAAACTAAGACTTGTAGTGGTGTCAACTGTTCCGTCGTTTACTACAATTGCTGTTTTGCTACTTGTGCTATAATCTATTGTATATGGCATCTCTATTTCCTTTTATAAGTCCGCAAACGAACTTCTTATCCTTAGTGTATAAACAACTTGTATTTTTCTATTCGCACTTTTCTGTACGGGATGGAAAATGACATGTGTTAGTAGTGTGTCATTAGCTGTGTATAGTGCTAGTTCATCGAACACATATGTATCGTTCATATTTGTTGCTGTGTCTGTTGTGTCTTGTCCTGATGGCGTTCCGTAATCTAATGTGCATGTTGCAATTACATCACTGTGTGTATTAGGACTTGTGTGACTCATTTCAACACTGTTATCAGCACTACCACTTATTGTTTCGTCTATTATTGTGCTGTGGGTTTGATTATATAGTGCTCCACTTGCACTGTTTGTATTAGTTGCTTTATAAGTTACTGCACCTAATCCGTCTATGCTTGTACCACCATTTCCAAAACGCATTGTTTTAATCTCATAAGTGCTTGTTGATCCTGATTCATTTGCTAGTAAACCTGCGAGTGATACACTCATATTTTCAAAGTTTACAGCATTTCGTCTACGAACCATAACTTCACCTGATTCAGGATCCCATATTTTAATGTGTCCTTCAATGCCTATTAGTGGTGTTTCAATTTGTTCTAAACTCATTTTATCTTTTCCAATTTATAATATTTATATCGATCCTTGCCCTGCATTTCGAATAAATGCGTGTTCAGGTGAGATTCCTGTGGCACTTAAACTTGTACCACTGTCATTGTATGCTGTTCGTAAGTTATCTCCGTAATCAGAGAACTTTTCCAGTATTGGAATACGTGTAGTTTCGCCACTGTTTACTACAGTTGCACCACTAGCATGTGCTTTTCCACTAGTACCTAGTGTACCTCTTGTGCAAAATAGCAAGTTATTTCCACTTACTGCACGGTATTCTATTCGTTCACTTCCTATATAAACAACTCCAGGTATTTCGCCTACACCAATTACTGTACTTGGATTATCTAGTTTAGTTGCATCTGCTACGGGAATAGTTGTATCTAAACCAGTTACTGCGGCTGTGGTAGTTGTTTTGTTTGCATCCACAATAACATTACTCACTTGAATGTTATTTGGCATGTATGTACTCATTCTATATGCTCTACTGTCAGATGTCAAGCTATTTCCACTTGCATTTGTTTGTACAGCAATTGCAATATTTTCTGTAAAATCAGTTTTGTATAATTCACCGTCACAGTATTGATATCGTGGATTAGCAAATATATCACCATCTGCAATATTATCATAACTTGAATCCAGTGTAGTAAACCCGCTTTGGTCAATATTACTAGCAGTAGTTTCCATATCAGTTGTAAACAGTCCACCTTCTAGTATCTCATCACCATTCCAAGCACACTCAGTATGGTCATTGTATATCATAGTAATAGCAGTCTGTCTGGACACTTCGTCAATTTCTGCCATAGTTGCTTCTATATGTGTGTTGCTTTCAGTGAGATCTAATAGCTTTGTATGGAATGGCTTGATGCTATTAAAGTAATCTTCCACAACACTTATTGGATATCTCTGATATGTTGTTTTATTTGTTAGCAGTGGGTGTTTTACTTTTAATTTTACATAACTGGTTTTGAAAGCAAAATCATCCGTTGTGTTTTGTAAAATTGCACCGTATAATAATTTAAACCACATTTTATTATACATTACCTTGTGTCTATGTACAAAAATTTCACTGCGTAATAGATCCATTAGTTTGCCTATTACATCATTTGCTCCACTGTCATATGGAAGTATACCAAATCCGCCTGCATCAAAACCGTGTCCGAACTTGCTTTCTAACCAAAGTTCTTCACTGAGCTTAACTGTGGCTTTCTCCATACTTACTAGTTTGTCTAATCCGCCTGTTACAAAAAGCATTCTTTGTCTGTTTAATCCATCGTTGCCTTGATTGTACTTGATTAATATATAACTACCATCTGGAATGTTACCTGTAAAATCTAAACGTTCTGTGTCACTATCAAAAGTAAAATCTGCTATAGTATTTGGATTAAATTCGTATGTTACATTTCCGTCTGCATCTTTTTCTACTAGATACCAGTCAACTAGTGTTACATAATCTTTAATATTATATGTTACGTTACCTTTTGTGAATGTAGCGTGGAAACAGTTTTTCCAATTTACTACTTCGTCAATTAAATTAACTTCGCCTAGTAAGTCATTTACTGTGTATACAAAATTTTGTCTTGCTTCAGGTAAATCTCTAAACAAACTTTGTCTTGGTCTAACTAGATGTCCGTATCTATTGTATGGATGTAAGTTATAGTCTGGTAGGTGTTGACCTCTCCAAATTTTAATATCATCTACTTGTGTGGTATTATCAAATGTGTAATCATAAATTTGTTGCCAATATGTCATTGCTGAATCTAATAATGGATCATAGTTTTGATTAGATGATTGTCGACTTATGTAGTATTTGCCGTTTCGTTCTACTACAGCATTTACCAAGTAACTTGTGCTATTATTCCAAGTTGAGTAAGTTGCATCAACTGTATGATTATTAAAACCAGCTAAACTATCACGCATTTTAATATGCAAGTATTCTGGAATGTAACAATTAGGATCATCTTCGCCTAGCAGTGTCCAATCATTTAATGGCATACTGTTTGTATTAGTATAGTTTTTGGTTACTTGTACTACAGTATTTTTTGTTACGAAGTTGCTTATATTGTTTAACAATAGCTGATTAGACAATGAAGGTGCCGCCCAGGCAATATTAAATGCACTTGGATTCTTAAGTATCTGTGAAATCTGACTTACATTATATTGTCTAATACCGCTATAGTTAAGTTTATTCTTAACCCAGAAGTAATATACAACTTCGTCACGTCTTGTTTTTGGATTATAATAATTTTGCTGTGTCCAATTGTATACTTTTTCATTATTAATTATTGTAAAGTATGCTTCTCCGCTTGCTTCTTGTCCGTCAATTACTGTTCCATCTTCAACAGCTTGATCCCAAAATTCAGGTAGCACTGTGGATCTTGTCCATTCGTATACATCTATACTTGCACCTGGAAATAGTCTTCCCCAGTTTGTTTGCTGGTATTCGATAATGCTTTGTTCGTAATCAAGGTAAACAGCGGTGCTTAAATCCCACCAACGCACTCCAACATATTCATCTTTCCAAGCATTTATGTTGGTCATCTCTCCGTTGAGAGTATTGAAGTTGTAGCTACCAATATCATTTACTAGTTTATAATCAATCTCTTTGTCTATAAAGCCAAATATAATACCTTTTGCAGGATCCCATATCTCTAAATTAGCAATACTAGTTCTTGCACTAGCATCGTATAATTTTACTTGTAAATTAGTCGAAGGTGTTGTCTGTGCTTGTCCTACACGAGCTTGGGTAAAGCTACCATTGTGGTGTCCGTTTGCATCAGTATAGTCACCTGCCCAAGTGTATACTGCACTCTTGTCATAACCATCATCATCTACAAATATGTTAATCTTATTCAAACTGTTATTCTGTCTTACTCCGTTGAAATTATATTTGTATATTCCGTTTACTTTTGAATTATATACAGTATCTAGTTCAGCCTTGCTGTTAAATCTAACAGGACGTAGTGGGTAAATGTTTCCAAGTTTTCCTTCTGATTCAATATATTCATCAATGAAAAACTTTGCTGTATTACCAAGGTCTACAGTGGTAACTTTGTGTATTCCGTCTATGCTTGGTGTAGTTGTACTACCTCTAATTAATACATAGTCACCTGAGACCAAATTGTGTGCTTGTGTAGCCGTGCTTGGTGAACGTGCTACTGTAACCTCTGCGTCATCAGCATTTGTTGGTCCGGCACATGCATTGCTAATATACATTCCAAAATCCATGGTTTGATAAACTTGATAACCTTTGTTATAACTACCAAACTCACTGTCGTCTGCAACCCAAATACTAAAAACATTAGGATCATTTGTCATTTCTTTAAACACTTCAACGCCACTTACGATAGCATTGAACACATTACTAACTGTGCTGATTGACGCTGTATAAGTTTGTGCTGACAGACCTACATTAGCATTGCTAGTTCCGGCGCCTATAACAAGTATTGCATTGTTACTGGTTAACTTTAATCTATTGTTGCTGTTACTTGCTGTTACACCACTGATGGTTGCTGTATTAATTGAGTCAATAATATCATTTATATCCGGTGCAATATTTGATGTTGTTGTAGTAGTACCAGCTGGGGTCACACCTTGTGTTAACCCTACAATACTGTTTGCAGTACCACTGCCTACAAACAATGAACTTGCATTACAATTAATTTGCAGTAAATTGGTATTTGCACTATTGATAACTGCTGAAATATTTGATATACCAGCATTATTAATTTGTTGTACAACTTGTGCAATAGTTAGATTTGGGGTAGTTACTGTAACACTGCTTGTTGCCGCAATAGTTTCTGTAACACTGCTAAAGCCCACATCACTGTTTGCGGTGCCTGCACTAATTACAAGGTTAAACGCTACAGTAGGTGTACTAGTTGTTTTAACTAATCTTAAAAAATTACTGCTTGCACTTGCAGTAATGTTAGCAATTCCTGCGGCTGTAATCTTGTTGACTATATCTGCTAGTGTGTAAGTTTTAAATGTAGTTCCACTTATTGTTGTAACAACTGTAGTTGTTGCAAATACAACTGTTGGATTAGCTTTAATCCAAGTTGCTAGTGCCGCCATGTGTGTACCGTTATCAACGGCATTTTGTGTAGCAGTAATATCACTGCTTGGAATTACAGTTGATCCACTTAGTACTGCTGACGCTACATAACTATTTCCAGTTTTAGCATTTATTAATGCTACATCGCTGGTTATCAGTGAACCCAGCTGTGTTTTATATGCTGGATTTGTGTTGTATGCATTCAATAAAAGTGTTAAGTCAATACCAGCATTACTTGGATTGAAATAGTCTGTCATAAAAGTTGTCCATGCACTTGCACTATTTGCACTTACATAACCCAGTCTCAATGATTCAATTGCATTTATTCTATTAGTAGCCAGCGTAGCAACACTACTAAATCCGTTTGCATTAAAAGCATTTTCTAATGCTGTTTGTGCAGTGATATTGTTTGTTGTGCTGACTGTGTCATCGAATGTAATTGTGTTACCATCAATGATTAATGTTTTGGTTGCACTGCCTGTAAAGCTAGGATTGCTTGTTGTTCCGTCTTTGGTTATATTGTTGTATGTAACATTGTTTACACTGTTTGCAAAAGTTATTGTACTACTCAAAGCACTAGTTGAACCTAATACTAGCGTACTTCCGTGTGTAACTACATTGCTAGTGGCAATATCTTGTGTGCCTATTTTGTTTATAACATTAAGTGTTGTTTGTGTTGCACTTTTAGTAAGACTAATTGTGTTGCCATCTAATATTAATGTACCTCCACTTGCAGGTACTATAGGCAAACTAACTGTACCAACTACCTCAATGGGTTGATTAGCACTAGTTAATCCTGAATATCCTTTTGGATCTACCATTTCCCATGTGCTACCATTGTGCATAATTTGATCGTTAAACTTGTAACTTATATTAGTTTCCCAAGGAGTTGGTTTTTGCCAATCGCCTGTAAAGTCATATTCGCTATTAATTACATCTGGAAAAGACAACATGCCTTCTCTGTTTAAAACTTTAAAATCTGCTTCAGTTAGCAACGGTAATCCTGCACTCACATAGTCATTTGCAAACGCATCTTCTTGTGTAATGCCTGCTTCGGTATATGTTTTTACTGCTCTAGTATCAAAGTAATCTCCTGGTGTACCTGTTACTAACAATGGACTTTTTGTGTCAATATCAATTGTAGTGTCTGTTAGCACATCATATTTTTGTGTGTTAAAAAATCTTACAGGCTGTGGACTTGTAATTAACAAGTCTGGTGTAAGTTCAAACTCTAGTGTATCTCTGCTACGAGTGTCTCCAAAATCACCCATACGCACTGCCCATTCTTCATACAGTTCTCCTACACTATCTCCGTCAAATAACCCTTTGTTTTTTAGAAATGCATCTAGTGCATATTTTGTACCTTTGTACTTGTAAGTTCCTTTTACAAATTCAAAAAGTGTATCGTCATCAAGATCCAAATCTTTAGCCCACGTGGGTTGATTGTATCCAATATTAAATCTAGCAACATCACTTATTTGATTGTTTGTAAGTGATTTAGTTCTACCCAAATATTGATCTGTTTGTTCAGCTACTGTATCAAAGTTTGGAATGATACTGTTGTTGTTGATAATAAATCCAGGACTATAAAACTTTCCGTTCCAGTCTTTTGTTCTACTTCCATTCCACTGTATGCGTTTGTGTCTTTGTCCAATACTTGCATCATAAATTGTATCATCGAAATTTGTTGTATTGTCAAATACAATTAAATGTTCAACACTGGTCTTGTACAGTCTTAGTCCATATATTTGTGTAGTTGATTGTTTTACCTTAAACACTGTGTCGCTGTTGGGTATCATTAAATTTCTATCAATTATTAAATCAGTGCTTTGTATCCGCTGTCCTAGTTTATTGTTAATATTGAATATACCATCATACTTTGACTCTAAATTATCAAAGTATCCATCTGCTCCGTCACTAACAATAATTTTACTGTTATCAGGTATTAGATAAAGTGTATCTGTTGCTGAAGCTAAAGCATAATTTACAAAGTTAGTTGCACTGCCTCTCCAGTTTTGTGTAAAGCCTTGTTGTGCTAGACATTCACCGTAGCCTAAAATAAAACTATATACTTCTTGTATTGTTGTAAAAATTGTGTTATAATTAAGTATAGATTTTGTTGTGTTATATTCGCTGTATCTGAATATATCAACTGAAAATGTTTGCTTTATAGAAGAACTTGCTGTGTTTGGTTCAAAGTATTCAAAGTACATCTTGTCGTTATCATAACCATTTATTTTATAACCTGATTCTACTTTATCAATCTTAATTCCACTAATGAAATATTCAGCAGTTGGTTTACTATTGAATAAAATTGTTGTAAAGTTTTCTTCAGGCACAAATACTCTGCCTTTGTCTTGGCTACTTTCTAACATAAACTTTTGATTGTTGTTTACAAATCCACCTGCTTTAACTATTGGATTGTAATCCATACTCTTCATTCTTGTTTGAATTGTTTTGCTACTAGTACTCAATGATTTTGCATACTCTACTACAGCATTTTGTAAACCAGCAAAGTATCTTTTTGGAGATTCAGCAAGCACTGTTTCTAATACTGCTGATCCTGTGCTTAGTGTTAACTTAGGATTATTGTAGTAATCTTTACCAGCGTTTGCAACACTAACACTTACTACACTACCGCCTTGTACAAATGCTGTAAGTATTGCACCACTACCGAAGTTATCATTAATTACAATAGTTGGAGCACTGGTATAACCTGTGCCGCCATCTTTAACTATAACACTTTCAATAATTTTACCAGTTTGTAGTACACCACTCACGCCAGTGTTTTTAAAGTTGTCAAGTTTGTTACTGTTGGTGCTGTAAATCTGAGGCTTGTCTGATGAACTAAAATCTCTTGTTGATCTTTCGTTAACTTTGAAATAGTTGTTTACAGCAATTAATGGTCTAGTTTTTGCCAAAGATAAAAATTCAGCTATCTTATATTCTGGACTACGTCTCCATTCTGCTTCTACTGGACCCCAGTCGCCGTATACAAAATCTTTTTGTCTATTTGCCGCACTTGGTGTAGCAACAACATTAGCTGTGTCTGGATCGTTTAGCACACCAGCATTAGTAACCAATGTATTGTTAGCCCAATCATAATTATCATAATTGTAGTTAATATCAAAGTTGTTATCAACGCTTGGGTCGTTTACTTTACCAAATCTTAATGCTGTTATCAATGCGGTACGTTTTGTAGCGTTTGTCCAACTGTAGTTTGTATCCCACCATGTTGGCTTTTTGTTATGTCCTAACATTTCCCATGGATGAGTATGTGGTCTATCTGTATTGAAGTGGTAAATGTATAGTCCTCTCCAACCTCCAATACCAGGACCTACACTGCTATAGTTCCAAGTAAACTTGTCACTGCCATCATAATAAGTTGAACTTTGTAAATCAGTATAGTTTTTTTCTACTTTCCATTTGTTAAATTCACTTACAACACTATTTTGTATTTGTGTCCATGTGTATCTATTTGCTCTATTTGCATTAGGCATATATGTTTTAATATTGTCTATGTTATCCAATGTTGCATTTAGATTATTGTATATTCTACACTCTAAATCAAATATAGCGGCATCAACTGGATCATAACCTACTCTGCTTCTATCATAAATTTCTGTTCCGTTACGAACATGTATACTACCGTCATGTCTAACAATTACATTAGTTGTAGCTGTACCGTTGCTATCAACGCTGTAGTCTGATCTCAATTCAGGTGTGTAAGGTCGTATTAGTCCTAGCTTTACTGCACTGTTTGGAACAAAGCTAACACTATCTCTCTTATACCACCTAATATGTGTTTTAGCTACTCCACTAGAAGGGTATGTTACTAAACCTGTGATAGTTACTTTATTACTTGCTAGTGTATAATCTATATCTTTTACCAATGATCTCCAACGTAAGTTACCAGCGCCGTCATCATCTTGCACCCAAACCTGCACATGATTTTCTGTATCGTCATAGGTGTTAACACTTTGTGGCAAATCAAAAACTTTTGTCATTGTTGTTTGAAAACTATAGTCTTTGCTTTCAAAATCTCTGTACATTGCCATGTCACTTTGTGCAAATTGCATGTCTTTGTTTTTGCCAAGATTCATTTCTTGTAAAATCTTGTCAACCATTTGATATGTGCTTTTTGTGATATCCAATGATTTGTGTATTTGTATTGCTTTTGTAGCAAACTTCTTTAAGAACATACTATAGTGACTGCTTGCATGTTTGATACTGGCATACAAGTTTGTATCTGTATCCATAAGTAATTGGTTTAGTAATTCAGTACTGTATGGCTGTTGTCTAATTGTTCCACCAAATTCATGTACATGCGGAATACTTCTATAATTGTTGATTCCAAAGAAACTACCATTAAACCCAGGAATGCCAGTCATTTGTTGACGCATATGTTCTATCAAATCACCAAATGTAATATTTGTAAAACTATTGTTTTGTGGATTAAACAAGTGTGTGTCGCTAGCTTGTTGAAATCCTTCAGCTGAATCACTATAAGCGTTGTGTGTATGATACTCTACTTCGTAAATATCATCTACTGCTAGTCCGCCATTTATTGTCAATATATTATTGCTCAGTGTATAATTATCTGTTTCTTCTCTATTTTTATATACTTTAATATTAGTATCATTTGCAATAGTATTAAAATAAATTACACCAAAACTATTAGGAAGTGCAGATAGTCTATACTTGATTGCATTTACAGTTGGAGAAGCAACTACTATTGTAAAGTTATTTCCACTTCCTGCTGTACGTGTCAATCCACTACCAATTGCAGTACCGTCCATATTTACAAATTCAACGTCTGCTTGATTGAACTGTGTTGTTATATTGTAGGTTGTGTTTGTTGCAAAAAACAATTCAGGAAGTCTACCATTGACATCGTTAATATTGTTTGTTAGACTTGTATCTTTTTGCGTTTTAACATCTATATATGTGTTACGCTTGAACATTGTGATATGTCTGTCTGTTGCAAAATCTGTATAACCTAAATTAAAAATCATTGATTGAGTACTGTTTTCAGTTGTAACTGTTTTACTAATTGTTCTCTTGACAGGCTGTCCATTTCTTAGTATACTCCAGCCATTGTATGCAACTCCAGACAAATCTTTATAGTAGTATGCCCCTTGTATCTCTTGATTGAGACTGCGTAATCCATCACTACTAACTCTTGTATATGTAAGTCTAGTGCTTAAAAATGGCATGCTAAAATTTAGACCTGGACTATTTCCATAATCAGCATAGCTGGGACTGAAACCTAATGCTTCGTCCATTGGGTTAGAATCATTGTGTACATAGTCAAATATACATGCACCAGTAAAATTATTCTCAGGATATTTTGTTGTATTACTAAGTAACACACCATCTAAATCATAAAGCTCTACAAGCATACCTGCACTTCTGTGTGTTTTTTGTTGTCCATAAACCCAAGTAGTGCCATTATAATACCATTCACTGCCGCCAAATGGTTTTGCTTCTTCACCATCGTCGAATTTTGTAGTATTGAATCCATTTATAATAACAACTTTATCGTTAGTACTAATTGCTGTACTGCTAGCACCATAAATTTCTGTTAGTGTAATAGAACTACCTACACCACCAACTCTGAATATTCTTTCATTGTAGTTTGCATTAGTATTTCTCAAAAATAAAATAGTATCACCATTCTCAAGTTCTTGTGGCGTTATTTGTTTCCAATATTCATGATTCTCGCCATGAATAGGATTTCTTGCAGTAGGATGATTTTTAATACACTGCCAATAAGTACGCTTTGTATTAGGAGAAGTTCCTAGGTCAACATAGTATTGATCACCTACTGCTGAACCTCCGACTCCTTGAGTCCATGCAGTACTAATACCACTTATGTTCCAATCATATGCTGTTTGACCTACAATTGCTGTAGTAGGGTCGATTGTATTATCTTCAATCAAAAAAGTTACATTTGCAATATGTTTTTTACCAAAGTTATATTTTTCTATACTGGCTTTGTATTCAATAATTGGTCTAACTGCTCTGTATTTGTCTATTGCATAAACATTATCTTGTACGTTTGCATAGCCGTCGTATATCAAACTGTTGGCAATAGTTTGTTCATGCACCCAAAGATTACTTCTTGCCCATGCACTTTGATCTTCTGAGTATCTTTGCTCAACTACGTAATCTCTTGTAGTCATTTTATATTCTTGTAAATCAAATGGTCTTTTATCAAAAGCAAACCTGTCGCTGTCAAATTCGCTAGGCTCTTGACTACTATAAACTGTATGATTTATCCAAGTTCTATCACCGTAACTGCCTTCTATTTGACCACTTGTGAATTGCTTTGTAAGTTTTATTCCGCCGGGTTCACCTACACCATCAACAATGTAAGTGTCACCTACTGCATAATTACCACTTGTACTCTTAGAATAAAATGTATGTATTTCTACTTCTTCATTGACTGCTGGAGCAGTAACAAAGGTAACTACACCAGATACGCTGTCGTATGTGTAATGTGTTATGAATGTTTGTAATACATTATTTTTATAAACTTTTAATGTTTCAGCATTTGCTACTGTAGCTGTAAAAGTTGTATTAACTGCACTACTCTGTGTAAATCTATCAATAGTATGTGGATCAAATTTAACACGCATACCATTCTCAAATGTCAATGCTCTAGTATTTTTCTGTACTGGAGTTGTATATGTAGTTTCGCCAATAATAGTATCAATATCAAATGAACTTGTACATTGTAGTTTACTAGCAGGAAGAACATCTAATACCCAATAGTATCTATGGTAGTTAATAAACATGTCATAGTTAATTGGTAAGTCAAGTGTATAGCCTTTTTCGTCCAATAATTTATTGTGATTGTTTACATCAACTTCGTTATACTTTAGTGTATTGATAAAATCATTGTATGGCAATACCTGTGTGACTGCATTATTGTTTGCTTCATCTTTGTTAACCAATGCAGGAACAAACTGATAATTGTCATCTACTCTATTGTCTGCGATATAGTTTGTGTTTACTGTATCTTTAAGAAACTTTTGACCTACATAATTTTTAATAGGTTGTAGACTTCCTGAGGAAAGCAACTGTTCTAATGTAGAATCTAAGAATTGTTTATTAACTTCTGTTTGAAATACGTTAGGTAGTAAACCAGTAATATCTCTTGTACCAGTAAATTTTTTACTTGCACCAGGAGTTGTAATTAGTGGTGCTACACTAGGATTTGATTTGCGTTCGCTCATTAGTAACTGCTCCCCGAACTACCAGAACTACTTCCACCGCCTGTTACACTAACACTTGCACTTTCTGCAATGGTTGTACTGTTGCCTGTTACGCTGTTTGCAACAACTATGTTATTAGATTTAACTACTGGTAGAAACAGCTCGTCACCGAAGCTTGTTATTTCAAACAAGTCTCTTACCGCAGTTTCACTGCCAACTGGTTGAATTGTTATTTGACTTATTTCACCTACTAGGTTATTGTGTATGTAAGCCGCCATTTCTGTAAAATAAAAGTCCTCACCAAAGTCCCAATTGTTTATATTAAAATAATCAGTAATAAGTGCAATTACTTTTTGCTTTATTTCTGTATCACTGAGTGTACTATTTGAAGTTTTAGTTACATTGAATCTAGCCTGTAGTTCACTACTAGCTAAATCGCCAAATAGTATTTTATATTTTACAGGTCTGTAAATTACCTGATCACTAATTGCTTTTTTAGTTTCTAAACTAGTAAACAGATTTGTAAGTTCACTAATAGTTGGCGGAGTAGGTTTTGTTTCACTTCTTCCATCATAGTTTGCCCAAGTTCTAAAGTCACTGTCGTAGCTGTTAAGCAATACATAAGTGTCTACAATATTTGTTACTGCTGGATCTATTAGGTTGTTTATGTCACTGATTCTATCATATTGCATGTGTAAATTTGCTTTACCATTTACAGTAGTTGTACCGTTTGAATCATATACTGTGTAATCGAATCCGTCAACTGTTTTTGTACCCAACTTAATTGTTTGTCCAGCAAGCACCTTGTTAAAACTTTCTGGATCAGTTGGGTAGTCGCTGTTTTCTGGATCAGCAACTGTTACTCTAACATTGTGTGGATCTGTATAACCATCTTGGTATGTGAAGTATCCAAATACATTGAACTTGTAATCTTTGCCTAGTGGTGTTGCATTTGTATCAGTAGTCTTATTCATACTCAATACTTTTAAACAATCTCTTTGTGGTTTTTGTGTTTCACTGCTAAATGTTTCATTGAAGTTTAAGTTACCAAACTTTAATTTTTGTGTACTTCCGAAAACCATTTGTGTTCTTCTTGTGAGTACTTCCCATTGTGTTGAGCTGTAGTTTAATCTTATCAGCCAACTGTTATCTCTTCCTGTAGCTGAATTGTCTGCTTCGTACTGTCTACTCCACTGAGTTGCTACGTTATTTGCTATGGTATTAGCAGGAATATTTGATGTTTCAATTACTTTCCATAGCTGTGCATTAGCATCATATCTTAGTGCAAAACTATTTTGTGCATTTATTTTACTAACTACATCTGCTTTTGTAGTTTTATCCAAGTCAGTATTAATTACAGGAACAATTCTGTTGACTCTTGCTCCTGCATTTATTATTCCACTTAGTACTACTGCACCTTTACCTGCGTTATCTAAACCAGTAGGAGCACCAGCACTATCATCATCTCCTATACCGTCTTTGTACAGTCTATCTATTTTAACCCATTGTGTTGGAGCATCTAATACTGTGATTGTTGCTGTAGCACTTGAACCACCGCCACCGGAAATAGTAACAATAGTATTTTCATCATATCCGCTTCCGCTGTTGTTTACAACAATGTGGTCAACTGCACCGGACTGTACAACCGCTGTAGCTGTAGCACCTGTGCCACTGCCACTAATAGTTACAGTTGGAGCACTAGTATATCCGCTACCTCCTGCTACTCTAGTAATTGCACTGATGTAACCTGTTTTAAAAGGTGTGCTAATAAATTCTACTAGGCTGTTTAAACTTGCTTTTTTCAAACTGTTGGTCTGAGTAAGTCCTACTCTTTGCACATAAACTGTGCCGCCTGTGTTGTAAGTAAAATATCCACTACAGCCGTTTGCGCCTTTGGTTACTTGGTTCCAACGAAATACATTTGTTTCATCATTGAGTGTAGAATTTACAACTGTAATTCCGTCAGTTGTGTTATTAAAATCACTCTGACTGTTATATCCAGTACTAGTATATCCTTGTCTATTGTAATAGAAGTTTTTAAGTTCAGGATTGCTTAACAAAGGTTTAATGTGTAAATCATAAATTTGTGCACCTGTTAGTGTGCTGGGCATACTAATTAAACTTCTATTGGTTACATTGTTTTCATAAACATAAGCATCATCAGTATACTGTGTTGCATCATTGTATGTTGCAGTCGGATCGTATATATCTCTGAATCTGCTGTGTCCACTATGAACTCTATTAACACTTTTAATCTTACTAATATTTTCACTTACTGTAACTGGAAAAATACTGTAATCATCTGCTGTTACCATTCTATCCTGTGTTGAAAAATATCTTGGAGCATTTGCTTTTATGCTTGTAATACTTTCACGTTCGCTTGCATTAGTCACGTTTGATTTTAAACTACAGATAAAAGTTGCATTATAATTGTTTCCATCACTTCCAACATATTCTACAATTAAATTTGTGTTGTTGAAGCTACTAGGTTGAAGTGTATATGTTAGGTTTAATCCTGTTCTATACCAAACTCTAATTATACCACGTGGTATATTTCCAAAGTTACCATCTCCAAATACAATACTAATTTGATCATTTTCTCTACTTGCAATAGTATAGACATCTCTGATATTATTAGATCTTGCATTGAATATAGTATTAGCACCAAACTGTTTGTCTACTCTTGTCCAACTTTTTTGCACTGTGCCAACTTCGTCAATTGTTTGTACCCATACATTACCACTTGCAACGTCATCAGAGTTTATATCAAGCACAATGTTTGAGATACCTTCATCAATGGTAAAGTCTTGATGTTCTAAACTACCTTGTTTAAATCCTACAAAGAATCCTGTGTTTGAACTTGTATTACCACTGTTGTCATTTCTATAT